ACAACATCCGTCAAGAGTAAGCTTGAGGCATATGAAGTCTTCCGTGAGTTCCTGGTGAGCGGATTGATTCGATGCATGCCCGCATCCGCCTGTATGGAGCTCAGACAGCTCATCGTGAAGTCCATCAACCCTGAAGCGCCACGCGGGCTGCACGACGATATGGCCATGTCAATGGCTCTGGCCTACAGATGTATGCGCGACTTGCCACGCCGTCAGGTGATAGGCTTTACCCGAAGCCTGATGGACAAGCGCCTGAGCTCAGCACGAGCAAAGCGCATCCGAGGTCAGGTCATCCCATGGAGAGTGGCTGAATGAAACTGGAACCAAAGACCGCCGCCCGCCTTGTGCAGGAACACGACCTATACTGGGACGACATGAGGCCGCGCCTTAGAAAGCTCAAGGCCGCATACGAGACGAACTACTGGGATCGAACCCAAGAGGCCCGAGGCCAGATCATCATCGAGACCTCGAGAGCGTATGAGTTCATCGAGGGCTACATCGCATCCTTGTTCTCGCGGAATCCGTCTGTTGTTGTCAAGGGCGACGTGCGTGGACGTGGAAACGCCATGAAGGCTGAGGCCCTGGTCAACCAGTTCTTGCTCAGCATCCGCTCCCAAGTCGAAGACGCCTCCCGGCTGGCCCTGATCTTCCCTTGTGCATTCTTGAAGATGAGCCCCGTGGATCACCCCGATCCATTCCGGCGTGTGCGTACCACACCCGTGAAGCCGTGGGACATCCTGGTGGACGACAAGGCTGACTCTTGGGATGACCAGCGGTACATCGGCCACCGATACTGGGTTCCACTACACAAGGCCCGCGCCCTGTGGGGAAACAAGAAGTACAAAGCACAAGCGAAGAGCGACTACCTGGACAACGACGTTCCTGATGGGGCCGGGGTGACAGAGTCTGAGTCTGACGACTTTGACAAGTTCATCCAGGTCGTTGAGTTCTATGACATGGTCAGCGACCGACTCCTGGTGTGGAGCCCGAACTACGCTGATGGAAAGAAGTGGCTCTTCGACGGGATCGACATCGACATCGAGGGAAGCACGGAGAAGATCCGACGCATTCCTTTCCGCACAGCCGACGATCACCCCATCGTTCCCATCTCCCCCGTGTACTATAGCCGGCTTCCCGACAACCCCGTGCGCGGATACTCGGCGTTGCACCGTGTGTATGACCAGATCCAAGAAGTCAACATTTCGCGAACCTTCCAAGCCAACGCTGTCCGGAAGGCATCGCGCCAGTGGCTGGTGGAGAAGGGGGTCATCGACTCAGAGGCCATGGCCAAGATCTCGCTGGGCCAAGATGGTGAGTTCATCGAAGTGGATCTGAGTCCAGGCCAAACCCTGGCTGGAACTGTTCAGCCTGTGCCACACACGCAGACCCCACCAGAGATCCAGCACTACATCGAGCAAGTCCAGACGGATCTCGACAGAGGCAGCGTCATGGCTCCGTTCACGCGGGGACAGGCATCAAGCCGCGCCACAGCCACTGAGATCACCGCACTGGCTTCCTACAGCCACTCCGAGGTGGGCCGGCTTGCCAGAGAGCGTGACGGGTCCATTGAGGCCATCTCCCGCATCTACATTGCGATGATGGGCCTGTACCTGGCTGAGGGCAAGAAGGACATGATCATCATGAACGGCAAGACGGATGTCTTGAGCCCCAAGGATCTGTCTGGAGACTTCTCCTACTTTGCCCAGGACTCCGGCTCTACGCCCATGTCTGAGGCCCAAAAGAAGGGGGAACTGCTTGGTGCCATCAGTCTATTGATGGAGCTCGGCGTGCCAGCCGACGCCCTTCGCTCTGAGGTTGTGCGCCTGCTTGACCTCCCAGAGTCCTTCAATGAGGCGATGCCAGCCGGGCCGGCAGGTATGCCTGGGCAGATGCCACCTGGAATGCCAATGCCCGCCCCAAATCAGTCCCCTGAGACCATGGGTCTCATGCCTGGGGGCCTGCCAAGTCCTGAGCAGATTGCAAGCGTTCTGCCCTCATGATGTACGAGTTTCGATGCCTCCAAGGTCACGTTACCGAGGACTTGTTTCACCACACGAAGCGCCCAGAAAGCATCAAATGTGAGATCTGCGGTACAGATGCACGCCACATTCTAAGCTTGGTGGCCAATACGCCGGGCAGATGGGGTGATGGCCGTGGGTACTACGACTCAGCACTCGGGACATACATCGAAAACGCCCAACACAAGGACAAGGTGCTGGCCGATAAGGGCCTGGTGCATGAGTCCGACATGGCGGGCGGCTTTTGTGACTCCAAAGTCCAAGATTCAATCAACGAGAAGAAGTCTCACGACCAAGACATGTCCAGATACCAAGCATCTATGGATAACCATGGTGATATGGGCAGAGCATTTGCTGAAACATTCCCCTCAGAGGACACCGCCTGATGCCCACATACCCACCAGCCCCCACAAATGGGGGTGACATCGAGATTCTTGAAGAGGTTGAGGCCGACGCGCCAGTTCCAGACGCACCTCAACTCCCAGGCTCCGTGGCACGGGCCGCACAAGAGGCAGATGACGCCACCGACGACGCCCTTGGGGCCTCATCCCCCGTGGGAGACTTCACGGTGGACGGTTTGAACACTGTGGTGACAGAACTCAACAAGTTGCTGCCCAAGTTTGGCATTGAAGAGCCATATGAGGACTTCACCGAGGACAGCCAGACACTTCCGCCAGAGTTCATGCGAATGCTGATGATGGTGGCCGCCGCCGCCAAGGATGCCGCCATGATGGACCTGGCACAAGACCTTGAGAGGGCCACCACCGACCAGGACATGATTGCATTGGCCGGAAAGCTGCGCGCACTGTCTGATTCTGCGGACTTTGAGCGGTTCCTGAACACGAACATGCCTGAACAGGAATCCGCCGCCCCGGAGGTGGCCCCCGATGAGCCGCTCCCCGCCGCTCCACCCACCTCCGGTGGCGGTCTCTCTACCGAAGACGAGGATCTGTTCGCAGCCAGAGTCTAATCACCAACCCGCACTCCAATGGAGCACGCAATGAGCACACCAGAAGTCATCGAGGCAGCGCCTGCTGTTGACGATACCCCCGCCCCTGAGGCGACAACCGAACCAGCGGGTAATCCCACTGAGCCCGTCCAGATGATCGACGAGGGTGGCCGCCGGTCACCCATGGCCATCAAGAAAGAGACCGACGACAAGATCGAGGCGCTACTCGAGGCAGCCAAGACCGACGAAGTCCTGGCCAGCGACGAAGAGCACACCGGCATCTCCTTTGATGAGACCCTGGCTGCGCTTCCAGATGATGCAAAGAAGCTCCTGGCCAACATGCGCCGGGATTACACGCAGAAGACCCAAGCCATCGCAGATGAGCGACGACAGATTGAGGCACAGCGTGCGGCACTCTTTGAGTCCGAGGCATTCAAGGCCCTGCAAGAACTGTCCAACAAGGAGATGGGGGAGTTCGATCCCTACAACCCAGACTCTGTTGTGGAGCACATCAAGCGCCAGGTGGCAGAGCAGTTCACTGAAGTCCTCAAGCCCATGCGTGAGCAGCAGTTCAAGGCCCAGTCCAAGGCCAAGCTGCAAGCGTTTATGTCTGAGCATCCCGACCTGAAGACCAACGACACCCTGAGAGGGAACGTCAAAGAGATCATGTTGGGCGATGAGAACATCCGACTTGAGCAGGCATACTGGATCGCCAAGGGTAAGTCATTGTCCTCGTCAACACAGGCCCAGGCTGAGGAGCTCGCCCGGTTCCGCACCGCCGCACGCGAGGCGGGGCTCAAGGTGTCTGGGGGTACACGAACAAGCGGGAACATCAAGCCACCAGACGGCCTGGACGCTGTTGGGATTTACCAGTGGTATGAGAGGCAGAAGGCTTCGCGCTGATATCGTGCCCTTGCGTTGTCAACATTAGTCCGGTATTGTGGTATCGGATCGACGCACCCCCTATGGGACACGCCAAGACCACGGCCCCGGATCGGGACAACCGAACAGTCTTTAAACGTGAAACAAGGGCCTATACAGGGCCCAATACCATAGGTGTATCTCATGGCTATCAGCAATGATATTCTTTCGAGCACCCTGCGAATCCTCCGCGACAAGGAAGTTGACAACCTTCACCGCACCACGCCTCTCCTCAGTGAGATTGAAGCGTTGGGCGGTGTTGAGACTGTTGACGGTGGATCCCAGGTGCAGCATCCGGTCATTCTGGCCGAGCACTCCAACATCACCCAACTGTCCACCGGCTATGAGCCTGTGTCTCTTGGTGTGACCGATCCTCTTCGCACTGCCAACTTTGAGTGGTGTGACTTCGTGGCCCCCGTGGTCATCACGAAGAAAGAGGAACTGTCCAACAAGGGCGAACGTGCCATCATCCGCATCGCTGAGGCTCGCCTCAAGAGTGTGATGGGCATGCTCAAGCGTGAATGGGAGAAGCAGACCATCGCTGGTTCTTCGACCATCCTCACTGAGCTTCAGACGTTGAACGGCTTCGACGCCAACACTGGTTGGTTTGAAGAGCTGGCATTCGGTGCCCCGCAAACCAACACCGTTGGTGGCATTGTCAAGTCTGACTTCCCAGCCTCCTGGCAGAACCAGATGGGCAATGTTGGTGGCAACTTCTCGGCAAATGGCCTTGACCAGATGAGCAGCCTGCACGTCCAGTCGATGACATATGCCCCTGAGGGAACGATGGATCTGGTTCTTGCGAGCCCGACATCCTACGAACTCTACAAGAAGCAGCTCCAGACCCAGGAGCGGTACATCAGCGCAACTGAGAGCGTGTTGGACGGCGGAAAGCTGGCCCTCGCGTACAACGGAGCGAAGATGTTTGTGGAGCCAAACCTTGGCTTCGCAGCAAGCGTCGGAGGCACGAACGTGTCTATGTACTTCCTCAACAGCAAGCTGTTCCATGTCTATTACGACCGGGACGCCAAGTTTGCACTCTTGGACTTTGAGTCGGTCTCCGGGTACGCTTCCCGGGCAGCCAACATCTGCGTCCGTTCACAGATCGTGCCGAGCCATCTTGCGGCTCACGGCGCGCTCATCAACGCTGAAGCGTAAGGGAGGTAATCATGGCTCTTTCCATGCACAACGCGAAGGGACTCTCTGGGCTCGATGCCCAGGCAGAAGTCAAGTACTACACGTCTGGTGGCCCCATCACCACTGGTGACTGGGTGTCTGGCAACGGCACAATCTGTGTCCAGGCTGACGATGATGATCCGTCAACCATCTCGGCCCTTGGCGTGGCGCTTGACACCACTGCCGGTGCCGGTGAACCCGTCCGGGTGTGTGTCGCTGGTAAGGTGACTGCCAACGTCACAACTGGAACG